TGCAAGCCATTCATTTTTATTGTTTTGAGTTTGAATGGTACCTGCACGAGTAGCAGCAGTTTGTAGTGTTGTAAATACTTTATCGTAGTAACCGCTATCTTGCTTTAAAGCAGCATTGATACCAGTAATACCATTGATTTTTTCCCACTCTTCTAAAGCACGTTGACCAAACTCAAGTGTTTTTTGTTGGTCTCCAGCTGCTTCTCGACCTTCATCTGTGTTTAACTTTTGGGTATAAAAAGAAGCAAAGTCTTTTCCAAGTAAACTAAGAATAGCAGCCTTACCATCAGCAGTAAGGCTATTGAGTTGTTTCATCAACTCTGTGTATTCTAGCTCACTGATTTCACCTTTTGCATAAGCAACGTTTAACTCAGTAGTGCCTTGCATTTCTTCGACACGCATAGCTTGCCGAAGTTTAGCCATCCCTTTTACCAATGGGTGGTTATAACCAAGACTGAGGATTTCAGCTTTTTCTTGCTGCCCTTTTTCTTCAAGTTTTTGTACTTCTAGTTCTGCAAATTTTTTCTGTGCAGTAGTACTTAAATCAGCAAAAGCTTGATAAACTTTTTTACTTGCATCAGTCTTTACCTCAAACTCTCTAAGAGCTTGTTGTGAAATAGTCTGTTGCTCTTCAATAGCTCGCTGAATATTTGCTTGTTCAATTTTAGCGTTAGCTTTGGTTTGCCCGCTTTCAATTTTATAGTTTTCAGCCATTACATCAGCAGTGCGGTTGCGATCTGCTGTGATCGCATCCCGCTCCTGTGTTAAGCCTTTAATGACTTGTTTTGAGTATTCACGTAGCCTAGCTTCACCGCCGTCACCGGCTTGTTCAGGACGGAACCCACCAGGCTGAAATGATCTTTTAAATTTAGCCATAGTTAGTATCGAGGAATGTCAAACGTAGGTGCGTTAATATCAAATGCTGCCCCAGGCCCAGGAGCTAAATCTTTGTAATTAGAGTTTGGGAAAGCAAATTTATTATTATCTTGCTTAGGCAAAGAACTAAAGGCACTTACAAGGCTAGAAGCAGCACCACTAATACCTTGCATAATAGGTGCAGTAACGCTTTGAGGAACAGGTTTCTGTACGTAACCAGCTTCAACCTGAAGAGGTGCAATCCAAGCGGGCTCAGGCGGCATAGTAGGTGCAGGAATGTCAGGCAGTTGAGCAGGTCTTAGCATTCTAGATGCTTCAACACGGGCATCAGCAGCATAACGACCTAGACCAATATCAAACATTTCCAACGTAGTGGCAGAGATTTCACCAGTAATGCTAGCATCCATCACTGCAATTTGACGACCAATGTCTGCCATGCTAGCTTGAACACGTTTGTTCATTGAACGTCCAGCTTGCCCCAAACGTGCCTTACCTTCAGCTTGTAATTGTGAAACCATAGCATCTTGCCGATTAAATGCATACTCAGAGCGAGCATCATTAATAGACAACTGTGCTTTCTTTTGTGCCTGCTGTTCTGCAAGTGCATTAAAAGTGAGCTGTTTGTTGCTAATTTGGTTGTTAATTAGATACGCTTCAGCGTTTGTTTTCTCTTCTAACGCCCTAATAGTAGTATCATATTGCCATTTTTGGATAGCAGTATCATAGTTATATTGAGCCTGTTTACGGTAGTTATCGCGGTCAGCTTCAAACTGACGACGTGCTGCTACATTTTGAGCACGGGCTTGTCTTTCTGCAGCATTCTTCTCCTTTTCGTAAGCAACTTTCTGTGCTTCGTTAGCTTTTTCAGCTTCTTTGGCTGCAGAAATACCACCAAATAAAGAGGTAGCAGCAGAAATCCCTCCCAAAATAAGGGAAGGTTCAATGGTCATCTCCAACCCAGATTCAGCTAGCTGTTCATCTAGGAGGTTGAAATTTTTATTCAATTCAAACATTAAGTCCTCCTATAGAATCGGGGAGAATAGTTACCTTCCCACATCATTGATACCAACGACACAGGATATGGATAATTACTTGTCACTTTTAATTCAAAGTTAGTGTTACGTCGATGTACGGGTACAGTAAATACACGTTCAGATACTACAGGATTGGTGTCTCCAGAGTAGTAATCAGCCTCTGCTGTATGTTGGATGTTACTCCAATCATTAGCACCAGTTGCTTTAATCTTAAATGTAACAGCACCTGTCTTACCAATAGAGAATTTAACCCTAGAAATAGTTAAGGTAGCTGTGTAATCAGTTGTAACTTCATTACGCCTGAAGTAAAACTTAGGAAGTGTAGCCTCAAAGTCATAGTTATAACCAACTACAATACCGTCAGCATAACCAGAGAAGTCACCCTTTACTTCAAAATATCTAAATCCTGTACTAATCTCTGTACGCTCTGTAGCAGCCGCCCAATACCCTTGGTCAGAGGCAAGCTCATCATCTGTACCGCTGTCTGCAGTAGGCACAGTGAGTAGCATGGCTCCTTCTTTATCTTGGATTGGGGTGAAGGGTACGTAGACTTTAGTGATGTCATTGGTTTCATCGTAGACAACAGCATCAACAGCTGGATCGGGTTTTACAGGACGTGTTGCGAAATCAAGACAAGAGTTACCACTGATGTCGGAAGCTTCTGCAATGACACTACCATTTGGTATTTCATCTAATTCAATTTTACCAATGGTATATTCGTCTTCATGTTGTCCTACAACATAGACAGCATCGTTGATAATTTTAGCAGCTTGAATAGTGTTAGGCAGTTGCCATTTAGTCCAAGCTTGGAATAGATCCTCCTTACCGTTGTTATAGTACCTATAGAGATAGAGGTAAGAAGTATCCCTATCAACAAGCATAATAACAGAGTTAGGTGGGCTTGTAGTCATGCCATCTACTGTATCTGGAATCCACTCCAATACAGCTTTACTGATGTCTACAACAATAGGTGTCTGCTCTACATCACGTAGCTGTAGGGTAAACAGTTTGCTGTACCCAGGTACACGACTAACAAAAGCAGGTGAAGTACCTACGTCAATAGGTGCAATATCTGTAGCCATCTCATAGTTAGAGAGGGCACGGATCACAGCGGAGCTAGGTGTAAGGATACTAGCGTCAGTTGCATACAGCTGGAACTGTTGACGTTCACTAAATAAGATAAGACCCTGTGGTGAAGGCAAGACATCAGACAACGTAACAGGACGTACACTAGATACGTTCAAATCAATTGGATCTGAATCAATCTGTGTGAGTGCTGATTTAACAAAGAAGTTATAAGAGTCGTTAGCAACACCTAGAAAAATGTTGTCACCAGACAACACACCAAAGCGATTGCTGTAGAAGAATGTTGAGCTGATAGCAGAGCCAATAAATGAAGGCTCAGGGCTGGTGGTATTGTCTCCAGTCAACCTACCGTTCCAAGCAATAGGACCAAAGGTAAATGTAGTAGCCCCTGTGTTAACCAACTCATGTGGCATTGTAGCTGCATCTAATCCAGGAGAAGCATCACGTGCCAGTGTTTCTTCCCAATAACCATCACCACCAGTGCCATTATAGGCAACGTATTTAACGTAGTAATCGTCATCAGCAGACTCACTGTTTAAAATCCTTACGGTGTTACCGTGGAAAGATTGTAGAGCTAATTTGTCAACAGTAGTTACGTCGTCTAAGTAAACCTGAAGGGAATCATTTGTTACACCACCTTTAGCATTAAGAGTGAACGCCAAGGCAGTACCGCCAGGAGTACTATAATCTGTTACAACACCGTTAGCTTCGTTTGTACGACGAATAACCAGACTGTTGATATATCCTTCTAAGTACCACCTTCCAGTAAAATCAGGGTCACTAGCAGCTTGTCTAGCAAGGATATGTGCTCGAATTGCATCCATCATGTGACGGTTACTATGCACATCACCGGTGGTAAACAACAGCATTTGGTCGAAGGTATCATTACTAGGAGTAAATGTAATATTATCCCCTTGCAAAGTGACAGTATAAAGATTATCTTCTACTGCAATTAATTTTAACGTACCAACAGAGTTAGCTAAATAGGTACCATCTGCCTGCATAGCAGTGGTTACTGTTTTATTGGTAATAACTGTAGTGTCTTGAATGCTACGGAAGTGGTAGTCGTTCTGGCTAGCACCTGTAAGGTAAGCAGTACCACTATTAGTTACTGTACAAAACGTACCATCCTCTGCAGTCCACACAAAGATGTCAGTACCTTTAATACAACCAATGTAAGACCCAGCAGTAGCACGGTCAATAAAGAACCAAGACGCATCTTCTAGTTCACTCTCTGTAAATGCATCACCATTAGCTTTACGCAATACATTAGTATATTGCATACCGGGTCTTTTAAGAAGACCAAAGGTAGGGTCAGGATAACCGTTAATACACTCAGTTAGCTGACCTTCTAGTTTCTTGTCGTCATTTTGTTTAGAGACACCACCAAGAAAATTAGGTGTCAGTTGAGTTACTACTGGCATTAGCGTTGCAAGGTATGGTACGGCTGATAGCTTTGATAATAGTTTCCAGTCTTAGGACTTCCGAAGTAAGTGTAGTCACCTTGGTTGCACTCATACTCCATTGCCATAGCACGTGCAAAAGCTTCTTTTTGTTGAAGCATTTGGAATTGATTTGGGTCACCGATAATACGGCTAGACACAATAGCAGCAGCACGTGCTACGATAAATGCTTGAACAGGTTGAGGGATGTTCTCCCAATCAAAGTACCAAGTAATATCTACATAGAGTTTTTCGTCAGTCCACTTATTAGAATGGGCAATACGGTCATAGAGTTTACCTCCACGGTTAATAGAATCCCTACCCATGTTTTGAGTGTAGGATGAGTTAAGATCCATTTGAAGAATGTTATTAGCAATCTTCACTTCATTATTAGAATCAGGTGTAACGGGATAATCCAATTCTTTATTGAAAGACCAGCCTTCAGACTGGACTTCACGTGAGACTTCCCTCAGGGTGTTGAGTGCAATCGCAACGTCCGGGTTGGTTTGAGTTTCAACTCTACTTGTAACAAGTGATTGGGTAAGAGAACGTTCTGCAACAGTCTGTGAGATGTTTACAGTGTACTCGTAGGTAACAGGATCAGTAGCAGGTACTACTTCGACACCAGCAGTAGCAATGGATGTACCAGACTCTACACCAGTACCACCAATATAAGTACCAACAGGAATGTTAGCAGTAGTAGTGGTTAGAGTGGTGCCTGCAATAGAACCAATAAACCTATCAACTTCATTAATTACAAGAGTTTCTTCAGTTGTCAACGTGGTTACAGGAGCCTGACCAACTGACGCCAGGATCTGATTAACAGCTTGTAGCTCGGAGCTGGAGCCAGTAGTAGGAAAAGGCATAATTGTAAATGAGTTTTATTCTCAATAAAGAATTAAAAAAAAGGAGCCCCCGAAGAGGCTCCCAAAAATAAATCAGAATGCAGAAGGTGCAGTGTTGGTAGCATAAAGCTCAACAGCAGCAGCGGGATTCAGGTAGTCAGCGCCCATGGCGAGACGACCCAGGATCACATCACCCTGATAGATAACGGAGACATCGCCGCTGGTGACTTGCACCTGAGGAGCGATTGCTTCCACACAACCAGCAGCTTCACGCTGGAAGATCAGACCACAGGAAGTGGCGCCGACTTCAGCAGCAGTACCGTAGTCGTTGTTGATACCAGTCTGAGCGCCATCGGCGTCCTCAAGAGCAGTACCAATGAAGGAACCAGTGTTACCAGGATCAGCCACAGCACCACCGTAGTTGACGCCATACTTGCCGAAGAAAGGAATGTTCATCGACTTGTAGATCTTGATACCAGCGATTTCCACGACACCGCCGCCGCCTTGCAGAGCAGTACCTTGGACATCACGGTTCACAAGACCGTTAGAAGCAACACCAGAGACCAGCTCATAGTACTGACGGGGGTTCAAGACAGCAACACGACCGTCGGAAGACACACCCTTTTCATCCAGAGCAGCGGCAGCATCATAGAATGCAGCAACCAGCTTGGTAGAATCATAAGCATCAGCTTCAGCACCAGCGCCGGAGCCAACCTGGATCTGAGTACCACCGGGCTCAACATAGCCAGCAGCAGTGATCGGAGAAGCTTGACGTGCACCACGAGTGATAGCACGGAAGATGTAGCGGTCATACTTTTCAGCAAGAGCATAACCGATCTTACGAGAGATCTCCGAACGGAGGTCATAATGAGAAAGGGTCTCATCAAGGTCATAGACGAATGCGCTGGAGATAAGCAGATCATCGACCGTGATGGTCTTCTCAGCCACCGGGGGTGCATTGTTGCTATCACCCAGGATGCTGTTACCAGGAGTATGGAACTCAGACTTGGTACGACCGGTGTAAATGAACTGGAGAGATTTACCGTTCTTAAGGGTACGCTTCATCACCAGATCGCGAGCGATGGTGTTGTGCTGGAAGCCCTTGAACATCTCACCACTGAAAAGCTTCAGATAGAGAGCGCGGGTATCAC